AGAACACAGCCTGATCGGTATACAGACGAAGCTCGTAAGCTGCGCTGTTTTCCAGATCGCGGAAGAATTCTTCACCTTGGCCTGGACGCTTGAAGGTCATGTCGGTTGAACCAACACGGAACCAATCTTCGATGCTGAGAAGGTAAGCATAACCTTCCTTCACATAGATTGAAGGTTCAATTTCAATCAGACCATTTTGTGAGTGGAACATGAGCTTTTCAGCGCCATTGTCCATCTTAGCAGCGCTGTATGAACCATCATAACGACGGAGAGCTGCTTGGTCAGAGAGCATGTTTGCCCATGCGCGTGGATTAACCATCGCGACGAGTGGTCCTTCTAGACCCTTTTCAACTGCGCGAGCTGCTGCGAGGTTCAGCTTGGTGAAGCTGAGAGCGGCAGATCCTGCGGAGTAGATGTTACCACGGAACAGATTGTAAGTTCCAACGTCAATGTTAAACAGAGTTCCAGAAGTGATGCTGAGAATCTTGTGGATTCCAGGGAACTCGTTGCCATAAGCACCTTTGTGCCAAATAACGTCAGTTGCTACAACGCCAGCGGCTTGAGCATCAGCGCTAAGAGTAAGAACTCGGGTGTCCATGTTAACAGAAACCACTTTGAACTCACCACGGCTGACTGAACCAGCGGCGTTGCGAATCTCAATTGGCATTCCTTCTGCACCGGCCCAAATTCCTGGTGCCCATTCAGCGGTAGCAACAGTAACTGCTGCACCTGCTGCTGAAGCAACTGCTCCATAGCCCATCTGACCATAAAGCATTTGGATTTCCATTTTCTTAGCCATTGAGCGAAGCATGTTCGCGACTAGGAACTTGGTAGCATCCATGAATGCCTTTTGTCCACCCAGAGCGGCGCGGCTTGCTGCCACGTAGCCAAGGAGTGAACGGAGAACGGCTGGAGAACCCTTAACCTGTGCGTCCTTCACCTGACCGGCGACTGGAGCATTGAGGTTGAAAGCGTCTTCATCGCTACCGGCGAAAGTAACGCCGTGTTCCAGACCAAGAATAACTGGCTGGTGATAAAGGTTACCCGGTTGCTTGTCCTTAGACATGAACTTGATCTTGTTCAGAAGCTTTACGCCATCTGGGATCAGTTCACCGAGCTTTTCTGCATAAGTTTCCTTGAAGAAACCGTTTAGTGTACCTACTGTATTATTCGGCGTACCGAATGAATTTGCTGTTGCCATAATCTTATATTATTCCTTTCTATTATTCAGCCACAACGTACTTGAGGATGATTGAGTCAGCGTCAGCAATAGCGGCGCTGAGAGTGAGAGTGATTTGTGAACCGGAAATTGCAATTCCGGCTTGAGCGATCAGATACACGCCAACAGAATCATCGCAATGCAGAGCAGCGCGAACTTCCTTAACGGGTTCCTTAACGTCGATGGTTACGTCAGTTCCTGCTCCAACAGAGAGAATACTAACGTCTGACTTCTTGACGCAAATCTCTTGAACCTTCAGTTGAAGACCAAGGACTGCATCATCTTTTGACTGATATGAAATACTCATATTTTATTTGTCCTTTTATTATTGTTTAATTTGAGAACGCAAAGCGTTCAGTTGTCTACAACGTGTCCAGAGCTTTACCCAATATCCATACTCGGTATTCCCGGCTATATAGAGTCGAATAATAACAGACACTTAAAAATCTAATTATAGTTGTTAAAATTGATAGAAAAAAGGCGTATCACAAATCATGATTCGTAATACGCCTTTAATTATAATAACTTACACGCCAAAGAAATCGCGGAAAGTTTTCTTTTGTGCATCGTTAGCTGAAGCACTTGCCTTAGCTGATGCACCTGTGTCCTTAATAGCGGACTTTACCGGTTGCGGAGCGCTCTTAGCCTTAGCAACATTCTTCTTACGAACGCGGTTAAAAACGTCCTTGCCGACGATCTTTTCAATGACTTCATCTGGCATGACGGCGAACATTTCACGAAGATCATTTTGGATTTCGTCGCGAACGAGCGGGAGAACGTCTTCTGGAGAAACGTCAATACCTTCATTCAGTCCAAGAAGCATATAATCGGCAATCTTCTTGACGACATATGGAGACTTTGGAAGGTCGCTAGTTTCAATTGCCTTTGAAATTAGGGTGTCATAGCGCTCATACTCCATTTCTTGAAGACGAGCAAATTCTTTTTCACGAGCTTCTTCACGTTCGCGCTCGCGTTCTTCTTGAAGAGCCTTTAGCTCATTCTCAAGACGTTCTTTTTCAAGCTGTTCTGGAGACTTCTGAGCGTTAGCAATTTCTTCTTCAATAATCTGAGCGGCAAGCTGCTTAACGTCAATACCAATTGATGGATCGGCAAGAACCTTCTTTGGATTCTTACGGAGTTCTTCAAGGAAATATTTTACTTCTTTTTGAAGCTGGCTAGATTCAGCCATGCGTTTCTGAGCCGCTTTTGAGAGTTGAAGCTGGCGAGTCATGTACTCAACGACTTCTGGATTGTCATCAAGCTCAAATGGAAGCTCTTCTTCAAGCTCTTGACCATCAACCTTAAGCTTTAGCTTACGGATGCGAGCCGCTTCTTTCTTAGCTTCTGAGGTAGTTTGTGCTTCGCCTTCAGCGGCGGCGCCTTCAAGTCCTTCAACGGCTTGTGAAGACTCAAGTTCTGAAGATTCAGAGGAAGCAGAAGCTTCGGTGGAGGGGGAAATAGATTGTGCTGTATTATTATTATCTGACATATAGAATACCTTTCATAATCCCATAATGGGGTATATTAAGTTATCTCGCCTGTAATTAGGTGGAGATTTCTATATATAGTTGTTAAATTATAGAAAATTATTTGCGATAAAGAGCAGCAATTTCTTCGGGAGTTAGCTGTCGATTGGTGGGTTTATCGGATTCTTTTGCTGTTTCAGTTGGAGAAAGAATTTGATATATTTTAGAAAAGGGAGCTATAAACTCCCCAGCGGTGTTTAAACCTTCGGATATAACGCGTCTATCTTCTTCTGGATTACCGAGATATTTTTGAGCTATTTCAGCGGCTTTTGCTTCCTCTGGAGTTAATGAATCAACGGCGCCCATTAACCCGCCAATTCCGGCCACTTTTGAGCCAGATTTCACAGCAGTAAGTGCTTCTGAAAGTTTTTTATTAAATTCTTTTTGATTACCTTTAGCGTATAATTTTTCTAGTTCTTTATCGTTTAAGGCTATTGCAAGTTTAGGATTTTGTTTTGCAACGGCTTGTTGATATTTTTTATCCGATTTGTAAAAATCAGAAGAAGGTTGCTCAGAACTAATTTTTCGATTTAACGCTTGAATAAAATTCGCGTCTTTTGGATCGTATTTTTTAGAAGAAGCTTCAAATGGTTTGGTTATTATTTCTCGTTCTTTATCAAATTGACCAATTTTACTAAGATCGTCCATCAAATATGGAATAGATCCAACTTTAGAAGACGGAACCCACGTTTCATAAATGTCACCGCCATAATTTCGAGCAAACGTTCCGGCTATTTCAGGATCAGTTGTAAAACTTAATGGAACGTCTTTTGCTTTTTCAAGGTTTTTATCACCTCTATATAATTTAAACTCGTGCTCTCCAGTGACGGGATTTTGTCGAACGTCAGTTAAAGCTGATAATCTTCGTAGCGCTTCTTTTTTAGCGGTTCCCGTAGGGTCGAGGTCAAGTTGATTTTGAAGGGCCTCTCGCATTGGCCATTTTTTTTCAATTCCCGCCTTTTCAGACCCTGAAACCCAATCAAGTAAAGGAGAAATTGTTTTTTCTTTAAGAATCTTTCTCGCGGCAGCACTACCTTTAACTCCAGCTTCAGATTCATCTGGAAATAAACTAGCCAAACCAAGACCAGCGGCAGCAAAACCAGCAACTTTTGCTGCACTTAGTTTATTTGCCGGACCCAGTTCTTTATTTAATCTATCTATATTAATAGATTGAAAAATCGGAAACGTTTCTTTACCGATTTCGTGTAATTCGCGAGAAGTCGCACCTTGTTCCATCGCCTTGTTTAGTTTTTCTTTTTGTTTTAATAATGTACGAATAGTGCTCGCTTCCGTAGAATCTTTTGGAAGTTTTTGTAGAATGTCTTCAAGATTAAGACTATTATATAAATTAACAAGCCTTTCTGTTGCGGCAGTTTTTTCTGCGGCAGAGGCTAACGGATTTTTTAATGCATCAGAAACTTCTTGTCTTACGTTTTTTATAGCGCCAAGTTCATCTTGGTGTGGTACGAGCACGTTTTGTGCAGCGCGTTGTTCTTTTGTAAGAAGTTGATCCGGCGCTTCAAATCTAGGCAGCTTCCCTTTTTCGGCTTTTTTTGCTAAATCCTTTAATTCAGAAAGTCTTTGAGTTGCAGTTGAAACTTGTTTAAATATTTTACTAAAAGGCATTACTTTTTATCTTTCTTATCCTTACACTTACACGTTTCCTTGACCTTTTTGAAACGTTCCTTAGACCCATATGATTCTTTGTATATGGGTTTTAAAGTGGTGTATGTATTAGTTGAAGAAGACATTATTTACTCTTTATTGTTCCTATATTCATGAGTCTTCTCAAAGCAGCGCTTTGTATATCTTGAATTTTACCGGAATCGTGCTCGTCCCATCCATATACGGGCGCGCCCCTAAAATGACCGGGGTAATCGAGTTTACCCTCCTTTTTATAATCTTCCGCGTGTCTTAATTCATGAATAATGGTATTAAGGTGACGATTTAATTGCTCCGTTTGTTGTTGTTTTTGTTTAGCAATCGGCATTTTTGGTAATTTTTTACCAGCAAGTATACCATGCAGTGCCTCCATAAGACTACGTTCGTCTTCTCGATTGCTGTCTATATACTCAAATGGATTAATTTCATTATTTACAAAGATGGAGTTTTTATCGGCATTAAATTTACCGTAAGCGCCCAGCATGGGGGTTGATTCATGAATAGGAACGTTTTCTAATCCTTTTTCCTTTTTAATTTGATTTATTATTTTATAATTTTTAGTGATTCTGTCGTCATTTGGAAGAGTAACTTTCATTTTTTCCGCGTCTTTTAAATAAGCCTCTGAAGCAGCTGCCTCTGCCTCTTTATATGCGTCACTTTCCTCAATGGATCTAAATGGAGAACCCCTCCCTTTATAAAACATCTCGCCAGCGCCGGACACATATGGACCATACTGAGGATTAAGTAATCTTCCAACCGCAGTCGTTGGGTCGCGCATTTCCCTTAGTTCTTCTGGACTAAATTCTATTTCTGGAGAAGAAGGCATCGCTTCTTCCTCGGAGTTATCAAGAAAAGATTTTAATTTACTCCAGTACGACATAATTACTTAATCCTTTGCTTAATTTTATACTGGCGAATTTCAGAATTATCGCAGATTGTGCCAAGAAGCTGTTCAGTGCCCGGAGAAACGCCAGCGGCGATTGTCGCAGCAACCTTTTTACAAAGCTCTTGTTCCATCATCTGTTGATACTGATAGAATACTTTATTTTCTTTAATGCCAACGGAAGGAGCGGCTTTTAGCCTTTCTGCAACTTCCATCAGGATAGTCTGCGGACGAAACGCTTCTTCTCCCATTAGGCCGATAATGCGTTCAGCAACGCCATCGTAATCATCGGCAGCGGCTTCGTAAGCGTCACCAAAAAACTTGTGGTCACTATGAAACGGAGCGCGAGCCACAAGATGATGGGCTGTTTGTGCAAACATTTGCATCGCACGAAGATGTACTAAAATATCTCTCATATATCACCTTTTAAAAAGCAACCCCTTTAATTTTTTTAATATCAGCATTTTTCATTTTTTCTGCGAACTTTTTAGGATCTTCAGATGCTTTTTTTTGAGCAGTTGCTACTTTAGAAGATCCGAATTTCTTTCCTAAAATCTTTTTAAGTTTATTAAATTTAGAAGTAAACATATTAAGACTTTTTCATTGCCTTTTTTAACCTAGAAAATCTTACTTTGCTGGTTTTATGTCCCGCTTTTTGCTTATCAGCAATAGCCCGTTTTTTTTGTGATTCAGAAAGTTCTCCCCAAGTTTTAGGGGTTTCTGAAGAAACACGGCGAGATGGACGACACTTTGGCATACCTTTTGTGGTTCCAGATCCACATTCGTCGCCCTTTTGATTTGTCCACTTTTCAGCAAACCAGCGTTTTAAGCTCACGAACGGTATCCTCCCCCACGAGCTTTATACGTTTTTACAACCCAAGCAGAAGCGTAGGCAGACGGCCACCTGTCGAACTTTTGTTTAGCCTCCGATTTAACGCGAGCGTACAATTCCGGATTGGTGGGTTTTGCTCCCTCCGTTTTGCGTATAGCTTTTTTGGTTTTGGAAAAACGCTCGGACATAATTACCTTTTCGACTTGCTTCCGAGGCATCTCCAACGTTTTCTGGAAAGTCGAAGAGGTGAATTAGGATCTTTTGCTGCTTTTGGAAAATCACGCATTTGACCCATGCTTCTCGCGCAATAAGCATCACCCTTGGACGTGCCGGGGCGAATTCTGTCGCCGCCTCCTTTGGCTTGTCCAGCCTGTCCATACGACACTTTACGCGTGCGTCCGCCTACTGTCTTAACAATCTTAACAAAGCGTTTGCCTTTTGCAGGAGTTGCCATGTTTATAGTTGTTAAAACATGATTATTCTTAATTGTTAAGAAATATAAACAATATTATAAATTAACTTGAAGTACATTACCGGCACCACCGATGCCACCATTTTCCGCGTCTTCTCGTGGAGTCGCTGCGCTTCCCGCACTTCCGGTGTGTTCGGTGCTGGTTCCGGCCCCAAGATTAATAATTACAACTCGCCCGCCCGCTCCCCCATCGCCGCCATCACCAGCAACGGCGCCCATACTACCACGGTCAGCACCATTACCACCGGCTCCTCCACTAGCAGAAACACAGTTTGTTTTTTGTGACCCAGTTAATTCGTTATAAACTAAATAAATAAATCCACCACCGCCACCGCCTCCGCCACCAGCTCCCGCAGCACCACCAGTTGAAACAAACGTACCATTAGCACCATTTCCGCCATTTGCTGAAATAGCACCGACTGCTGTATTTGTTCCTCGATTTATTTTTTTAGCAAAAATTGCAACAACTCCGCCACCGGCTCCTCCGCCACCACCGCCTCCGCCATTTCCACCACCGCCGCCACCAGGAGCACCGCCGCCTCCCTCAACAATAGTCGCCCCCCTAATCAAATGTTCCGTTACATAACGAAAGGCGGTAGTTGTAGAAGGCATTGCTGTGGCAGAGCGGGCTACACCTCCAGACCCTTCTTCGGAATTTCCGCCAGCACCACTTCCTCCACCACTGCCCCCATTTGCACAAGTCAAAGAAGCGACAGCGGATGCTTGAAGACCTTGGTTACCGCCAGATGTTCCTGCTTGAGATCCACCAATTGTTGCTGATAAAACGGCAGAACCACCCAATCCGCCTGTAGAACCGCTGCCCGTAGAACCGGAATTGCCATCAAAATTAATTGCGTTAGCAGAAGCGTTTGCGATGTCTAATGTGTCTTTTACAAAAATTCTAAAGCCGTTTGTTTTAATTTTAGCTGTGCCCGAAAGAGTCAAATTTTCATAAAACATATCTCTTGTAAGGGTGGTTGTTCCAGAAGAAAGAGACACGGTACCATCAGAACCGGTACCAAATGGACCTAAAGCCGCTATTTTAGCATTGATAGTATCATCTGCCGATTGTCGAGCTTGTGTTTCAGCAGCAAGTTCGCTATCGGTTGTCATTTCGGGATTAATAAATCTTGAATCAATTTTAGTCATAATAAAATCCTTTAAAATTTATGCAGTTTTTGAATAATTGGTAAAATAAAGATATCAGCTTTTTCTTTATTCATAAGATAAAGAATTGAGGCGGTTTGAATAAGATTTAAAAACACCATCTTATAAAAATAATGCTTGTATTTTAAAGAAGGAGGTTTTGTTGTCCTTTTTACCGAAGGAGCGTTTGGGTCTTTTAAAACGATCTTGGCCATGACAAGATTATACTGCATTATAATAAAATAACAATAAAAAAGGCCCCCCGAAATTAATCGAGGAGCCTTATTATTTATCGTATTATGTAATTAAATGTTGTCGTTTTGAGATGCGTTTGAACGGTTTAAGGAAAACAACATTTTATTTTGAGGAGTTAATGAACTTAATCCCGCTGCGACAATGAGTTCATTTCCAACAACCGCATGAGTAGCAGAATTGTTTAAATTACCACCGTCTTGATAACCCCACGAGTTGTCAAGAACGTTTGTAGTAGTATTGATTCTACGAATTACGCCAGCAAAACTTAGTTGAACTGAAATATAAATATACCCATCTGAATGTGAAGTCATTTTAGACGGCCAATCACCTTCAATTGTTAATCCATTTATATCTCTAACGTATCCTAAAAATGCTAAATTAACAGCACTCAAAGCCGTTATGCCTTCTCCTTGACTACGTAGTAAATAAAGAATTGAGTTTTGTAATGCAGCTGCCACACAATTTACGCCACCAGAAACTCCTCCACCTTGTGTTGTTGATATTGAAACTTTAGCAACATGACCAATACCACCATTTAAAGATCCTATTAGAAAAAGGTCATTATTATCCACAATAAACTGATAAACAATTGCTCCTAACCCTAGCGCAGGAACAGTTTCAGTGTTTGTTGTAGCGTTCACTTTAATCCATCTTGGTGTTGCAGGTGTTGTTGCCGCACCGGAGGACGATTTTTTTGAATAGGTGCCAAAATCTCCCCCGATAAATACATCTGTTCCTGAAATTTCAATATCATAAACAGTGCTTGTTACGCCATCGAATTGACCGGTTGATAAACCGTCGGTGAATACTCCAACGCCAAAATTTGCATCTAGCGCGCCAGTAGTAGCGTTTAGTTTTGCTACGCGATTTCTTGTTGATCCATTCCATGTGGTGAATGTACCACCGACGTAAAGATCATTTCCAGAAATAGCTAAAGTATTAACAACGGTTCCACCAGAACCGGGGTTAAAAGTTTCATCAAGCTTCCAATTGCCGGATGCATCTTTGGTGAATTTCGCCACTCCAGACCGAGAATAATTTCCAGATCCGATTTGTTGTCCATTATTTTTTGCTGTGTATGAAAATGAAGTAAAAGCCCCAGCAACATATAGTGCATTGTTGGAAGCCACCATGTCATTAATTATTCCATTTGGAATGTAATTATGAATTGCGGGAACAACAAGCGAAAAATCCAGATCCTTTCCACTTGGAAGATTTTCACTTGGTATTAAATACTTATCATTATCAAAATCAATAAGAACAATTTGTTCAATTTTAAAATTATTTCTAGCTTTCGTTGACCATTCAACATTAACCGTCGGTGATGTTTGAGTGAAATCAAATTCAAGACGTTTTTTCTGATGACCGATCGTGGATTTATACACAATCACACACTTGGAAATATTAGCAGAGTCAGACCAATAAGAATCGGAAACTGCTGCTATAACAAGCGATTTATTAAGAGCAAAAGTTAGGCTTTCACCTTTTTTAGGTGTATTAGGTAAATTAATCATAATTTATTCCAATAAATTAAACTACCACAACCGGAAATGTAGCCGTAAAGTTAATATCAACTGCGGAAGGTGTGCTATATTGTGTCCACAAAGTACTGACGTCGCTTACATAAACATTGTAAGTAGGGAGCCAAATTGCAAAACCGGCGGGGGCTCCTGCAAATCCCGCATTTTGTAATGCGGCGTGAACCTCCATTGGCACGGGGTTACCGGGGCTTCCGACGTTTGAATCTCTAAAAGCGAAAGTTCCCGACCCGATGTTTTGTACGTGTGAGACTGAACCGGCAAAATTATATCCAGCCGGTAACAAAATTCGATGAGCAATTAGATTTGATGGAGTTTTTACCAATCCGTTTGATGTAAAAGTACCTGAAGAAAGTGTTTTTTTCAGCCGATAATTTAGGGTCATAATTCCATTGGTCACACTATGTGAAACCGTGTTAATCTCCCATCCCCCGGTGTATGCTGAAAAATTCATAAGATAATAACCAAGGCCAGTGGCGGTATTGGCATTGTTATCCCCAGTAGATGGGATTATGGCGACATCAAAGCCGACTGGAAGATCGGCGCGATCAATAATTAAAGTGCCCTGATCAAAATCTTCAAGAACGATACGTTCAAGAAGAAAATTAGATCGAGCACGAGCACTTACTTGAAAGGTTGCTGTAGGTGACGTTTGAGAAAGATCAAAAACTAAATATTCTTTCTGATTTCCTGGATTTGAATTATATTCAACAATTGCACGTTTAACGTTGGTTTGAATTGAAAAAAACGCGTCACCAGAAACGGCAGCTAATGCAAAAAGCGCACTTTTATCTAGCGTAACAGATTGTGCTGCTCCTTTAGAAATAGAAGCAGGGATTGTAAATAATGGCATAAAATTTATCCTTTATAAAAATATTAAATTAGTAAAAAGGGATGCGCTCGTTTATATAAAACAAACGCATCCCTTAGATTAACTAGCTAAAGCTAGAAAATCATTAGCTAACCCAGTAGCGAACTACCAGAGTGTCACCGGCAACAAGTGCTTGCTGACCAGCGGAAGCGAGCGCTCCAGCAAAAGTCAAGCGAACTTTACCTGCTGTTCCAGAGGACTGAGTAAATTCGCTTGGAAGAGCGAACATACGATTTACACGAACTTCTAGTGAATTTGCAACAATAGCATTGACAGCTAATTCAATGTATTGATTTGCGACATCAGTAGAAGAAAGAGTAAACACTTCCGGTGCAGCCGGTTGGAAAGCAGCTAAATCAGCTTCAACTGCATCAATTGCTGCTTGTAATACACCTTCGCCAGCAATACGAGCTGCGGACTCAGAAGCAATTTGAGCATCAACATACGTTTTAGTTGTTGGGTCTGCTTCAAGAACGTCAATTCGAGCGTCAAGGGCAGAGTCAGCGTTTTGACGAGCAGTTGCTTCAGCGGAATCTGCGGCTTGACGAGCAGCTGTTTCTGCTGCAAGATTTGCAGATGCGCTTGATGCCAAGTTATTGATAGCGGTATTTAGACTGCCATCAGCGCCTTGGAAAGCACTTACAATTTCAGAAAGAGAATCGAGAGCAGCAGGATCTGTGTTCTGAATTACAAACTCGATTTTGTCCTCAATTTTCTTAAGAGTGTTGTAAGAAGTACTTACTGAACCTTTAAGAGTTGTGATTTCAGAATCGGTGTATGCTTTAGCAGCGGCTTCAGCAGCGGCTTCTGCGGCAAGAGCACGTGCTTCTTCAGCAGCAACTTCCGCATCAGTATACGCCTTAGCGTCTTTGAGGGCCTTAGCCACTGAACCAGCGACTGTATCAGCACCTTCGAGCACGTCTAAACGAGCGTCAAGAGCACTGTCAGCGGCTTCGCGCGCTGATTGTTCAGCAGAAACAGCAGCAATACGTGCTGACTCTTCAGCGGAAACTTCAGCATCGGTGTAAGCCTTAGCGTCCTTAAGAGCCTTAGCAACAGATCCTTCTACAGAATCAGCGCCTTCAATGATGTCAAGTCGTGCATCAAGTGCGCTATCCGCACTTTCGCGAGCTGACTGTTCAGCAGATACTTCAGCGTCGGTATATGCTTTAGCATCTTTCAGTGCCTTAGCAACAGATCCAGCAACAGTGTCTGCACCTTCGATGATATCGAGACGTGCGTCAAGATCACTGTCAGCAGCAGCACGAGCTGCTTCTTCGGCATCAATTTCAGATTGAAGAGCGGCTTCAGCAGCAAGAGCACGAGTTTCTTCAGCTGAAACTTCTGAATCCGTGTATGCCTTAGCATCTTTTAGAGCCTTAGCAACTGAACCGGAAACAGTATCTGCACCTTCAATGATATCTAAGCGAGCATCGAGAGCGCTGTCAGCCGCTTCACGAGCTGATTGCTCTGCACCAATTTGGTTAGCAACAGTTGTCGCAAAGTTTGGGTCTGAACCAAGAGCATCAGACAATTCTTTGAGGGTATCAAGAACAGCTGGTGCGCTATTAACTAAATCAGCAACCTTTTGATCAGCGTAAGCTTTCGCATCAGCTTCAGCTTTAGCAACTGAACCTTCAACGGTGCTTCCACCTTCAAGGATATCAAGACGAGCGTCGAGAGCGCTGTCGGCAGCTTCGCGTGCTGCTTCTTCAGCGGCGACTTCTGAATCCGTGTAAGCTTTAGCATCCTTAAGAGCCTTAGCTACTGAGCCAGCAACGGTGTCAGCGCCTTCAATGATGTCTAAACGAGCATCAAGAGCACTATCGGCTGCTTCACGAGCAGCTTGTTCGGCAGAATCAGCCGCTGCACGAGCAGCTGCTTCAGCGGCAATGTCAGCTTCAAGATCAGAAATTGCACCTTGGAGATTAGTTCCAACTTGTGATTCAAGAGAAGTAATCGATGCCTGTAAGGCCGCGTCGGCTGCTGAACGAGCAGCAGCTTCCGCTGCGTCTTGAGCATCAACGTAACTCTTACGTGAAAGATCGTTTGCAGCAGAAGGATCTGCTGAAACTCTTGGCATTTGAATGAACTGAAGAACGTTAGAAGCATCTAACTTAAACAGTTCTACCGCTGATCCAGCGGCGTTTTTTGCACGGACGGCTTGGTTGTTTAGCACCAATACTTTGGCGCCATCAACTTCGTCATCCCCAATAAATTTCTTTTTAATAAAAATACTCATTAAAGTACCTTTCTATTATATTGTTAAATTGTTATTAAACGATCGTTAAATAATGAAGGAGAAAAACATCTCCTTCTTCAATAAATCCATCAAGTAATTTCCCGTTCCAATAAAGAACGGTGTTATTCTGTCCGGAAATATCAAACCCTAAACCTTTTATTTGTGTTCCGCCACCGTGACCAATAATAAGGGAAATGTTTTCGGGCTCAGATGGAATAGCTTGTAGAATTAAAAACTTTTGGGCAGCTTCAGCCGCAGTTATCATTCTTGCCTCAATTTTCATTGAAGCTTTACCGGATACTTTTACTTCTATTCCAGAATCCTTTCTCATATAAAGTTCTCCGTCTGTTTTAACGTAGACAGAGACTTTATTAGGATCTGGCGTTGGCGGAGTCGTTCTTTTATTAAAAATAAATTGAGACATTAGACTATCTCCACCGCACTCATTTGGAATACTGTAAATGATCCATCTTCGGCAACTTCTATATAGTCTTTAACTATAACAGTGTTTATCTGCAATTCCAAGTCATTAATGACATATAAAGCGCTCATGGTGGCAACACCACCAACAACGCCTCCTGTGCCTTTTTTTCTTTTTTTTCCAAGCGCTACTTGAGTAGTGACTGGATCGAATTGTAAAGTAAACATTTTATGTTACCGATAAACTAACTATTTCATCCTTATCGGAATCAGCGTAAACGATATTTACTGTCGCTACGATAGTTCCTGAGCTTCCTCCCCTTCTATATACAAAAGTGCTAGTAGTATCCGTATGAGTACCACTAAAGTAATCATACGAATCTTTTACCAGACCAGCACTAACCTTTAATGAACCATCTGGATTCACTTGGGTTAGATTTGTCCCATCCCCTAGTCTGATCGAATCGTCGGTATCGGAAATAACTACTTCCATCGCGTTAGCGACAACAACAGCTTCTGTTTGGACCCTAAGTGCATCGGATGCCTCGTCAAAGGCCCTTTGCATAATTTGATTTTGGTCTAATGAGCTATATGTTTTGGTAGTAGCCATTACAAATTATCTTATATAGTTGTTAAATGTGTATTAAAAAAGTTTATTATTTAGTAATCTCAAGTATTATTGAGGAGTTACTGAGCCGCTGCTGACTGGTAAATTTTGAAACGGTGGCGGTGGAGTTGGCATTTCAGGAAGTTTCTGCATATCGCCGCCTGCCGTTGCAATCATTTCTGGGGTAGTTTCTACACCCATCATATCAGACATTGGGCTTCTTTCCAAGGCCCTATTTGGAATATTCTCTTGCCCTTGAATAGGAATACTTTCACCCGTTGGGGTAGGAGCCAAAGGTTGTTGAACAGGTGGAAGAGGTTGTTCACCAATCATTGCAAGAAGATCAGGGTCGGTATTGCGTAAAAGTTCGATATGCTCAAGAATGTGTGCAAAAACTTTTTCTGTTAGTGTTGGATCGCGACGAAGATCAGGATCAGCAAGAACCGATTTATGTTCCATAATGTGCATTCGATGCGCATCTAGCGCCGTTGCATTAACGTCTTCGCCTTCCATTAATCTTTCGTTTTCTGACTTAATGAGCATAAGTTCACTCATTTCGCCTTCAAACATGCTATCAAGACGACCAGTATTCATCACTTGAAAATACTGCTGTGGAGTTTTAATTAAGTTCATCTGCAACATTTGTTCGGCCATTTGCACGCGACCGGCAATAGTGCGAGAAAGCGGATTACCAACGTCAACAACCACTCTATTGATTGCGCTAACATCTTCGCCTGTAAATTCTTTAAGTTCAGTGCGATTGTTTTTTCCAACAAGCGCAATTACTTTTGGTGTTCTAGCGAAGTCTTTTAAAATATTAATAAGAGCAGTTCCAACGTCTTCAATCAATTTAACATAGGATTGTTGAAGTCCTGACATAAATTGAAGAGACATACTTTGGACAAGTGCAAGTGCTGCGCCTGATTTAAGAGAAGCCTCGGGATTTCCGCGAGCAACGCTGTTTACACCAGAGATAGTTTCTGCGGAATGAATTAACATTTCAAGAAATTTAAAAACTTCCGCTGGAGTTTGTGTAAAATTGATAGGTTCGGGCTTACTATTACCTTCAATAATATTCATTCCGGCTTGAAGTGAAGCGATTGATACATCAGAATCACGAGGAACGAATAGATTTTGAACACCAAACGCGTTTTGATTGGTCATAATGGTGCTATAAAGCGCGTTGATACCTTCCTGAATTGGAAAAATATCAAACATATCCGTATAACCATACGGAGTTCCCATAATGCTGCTAGGAGCAATACGGAAAATGGGAATAACGCGGTAAGGCATCGGAACGTCAAGCATCACCGCATCGGTATCAACGAACAAAAGATATCTTCCTTCGGGCATTGATTCAGTGCGACGATGAAAAAACTCATAAACTGGAATATCATCGGTGTCATCATTAGAAAACACGGCAAGACGATAAACAGAACTTTGGTTTTTTGGGGGAATTGCTTTAATTTTATCAGCAAGTTCGGGATATTTTGCCATAAGATCGTACCTATTTTTAAAAGTACGACACATAATCCAGTCATTATCCCAAGATTCTCTAGTGCCATCAACCACAACGTCAAAGGGTGAAAGATTTGAAAATTCAATTTCACCCTCGTAGTTAAATTCTCCGGTTTCAGGATCAACGTCATATGCTTCGCCAGCGGTGGCATTCCATTCAAGCTTAACGAATCCAGCACCAAGAACAATCGCCATTTCTGTTGCAAACTTTAAAGCGTCTTCAAGACGTTTTTCTCTCATGTAATAATCAAGTACGCCATTCGCAACATGAGTTTGAGCAAGAGACTTATAATCAGTATTTACAGCACGAGCTTCCATGATGGGACGGTTTGCTGTCACCATCACAAACATATTACGTGCAATATTTCTAAAGTGATTTACGGCAAGTTGTGTAAATTCTCCTTGTTCACCGGTAAAATTGATACGATGACCAAAGCCAAGATCGTTATCATATGCACCGTGATAAGCTCTCCACATTCTTTGTCAATTTTGTTATCGTTGAGCTTTTTATCTCAACATCTTACAATTACTTGTAAGTTCAGGCTAACTTTTCTTCCACTAAGGAAGTCGCGGACTCGTGGATCTATTATATTCTGTAAACAGTTTCAAGATCTAACCGTGGCGCGTGTCTAAATGCTTTAGTTTTTAAACTTCCGCTCTGATTGTCCTAAATAAATTAGGAGTTCCCAGATTCTTTCCGCAATTCACATTGACCGTTTCCGATCAAAGGGCCAGTTTTAGTTTAGCTTTTCGAGGAGAGCATTTGCGCGAAGAACATTGAAAAAAGAAGCCGACTTCTCAAGAAGAACTGCGGCCACTTGCTCAGGTTTTTTCGCGGCAAAATAAATATCATCCGAAGATTGATATTTGCTTTGTCCATCCATAATTACACCTTACTTCCTTTTTTTAAGTTATCTTTTGCCCATAATGGTTGAAGGTTTGTGTAATGACACAATTTCTTCAATTCATCTTCGTTCTTAGCGCTACACAAAGGAATAATGTGGTCAATGTGGATTTCTTTTCCAACCTTTTCCCAACACATTCCATCTACAAATTTAGATTCTATATAAACTTTAAAGTTTTGTAAATCTAAACCTATAATATTTTCTAAACCGTTACATTTATTTTTAAGATAATGGTTTATTCTTCGTCTTAAATTATTAGCTAATTTAAAAAGAGGATCTGTTTTACGCTTTTTTCTTTCTCTGGCGTGAATTTTATCTTTATTTTTTTGATAATAAAGACGATCTCTTTCTTTAAATTTGTCGAGATTGTTCAATCTTCTATTTTTTTCTTTTTCTAAGAGATGTAATTTATTCTTTTCTCGATATTGCTTGTTTTTTTCTTGAATTTTAAATTTATTATTATCTTGATAAGACTTTACTTTTAAAAGTATAAGTTCTTTATTTTGATTATAATATTCTTTTTTTTGTTTTAAAACTTTTTCTTTATTAATTTTATAATAAAGTTTTTCACAAGACCGGCAATAAGAATAATACTTTTCGCTTGTTTTAGATATTTTTCTAAAACTTTCAAATTTTAACATTTTATCGCATTTTTTACAATGCTTCATATCTATAGTTGTTAAATTCTACGCGAAAAATTATTTCCTTTTAACACCAAAAATAGCTTTGTAAACATCTAGTTTACTGTTGTTGGTATCCCCGCTCCCGTTTTTTGCATGTAAATACTGTTCAACAAATGGCGCATTTGACCCTGGAGTATAATGCGTAGGGTATGGATTTTTGTTGTAATTCATACTACGAACCATATATTTTAAAGCATCAACCGCATCATAGTGTCCGTCATCTGGAGAACGCGCAAAACGTTCTTTATTATTTACGCTCTTCCATTTTACATTCTTTAAGTGACGAAGTAAAGTAGAACATCTTGGATTAATAATAATTTGTTTTTTTGCAAGAAGAACTCGAACTGTATTAATAGCGGCTTCGTTGTTATCTTTTTTTGCCGCTTCAAAAACCATTTCACCATTACTAATTCGGCGCATTTCGTTTAAAACAATATAATCAATATCGCTGACTCGTTTTGTTGGTTTTTTTATTTCGTTAGTGTAGGGGTTTGTCCAAAGTCTTGCTTCAATTTCTTTAATTTTATCAACTAATTTAGGAAGATGAAGTTCGTGTCCATTAATAACAAACTCATCTTCGACAATAATTTTAGCGGCTTTAAAATCGTAATACCCAAAAAGAATTACAGTTAGGTCATTAAATCCTAAATCCATCGCTTCATAAGCGTCAAAAAATGCAGGACGAGGCCATTCTTTTACTATTTCTTTATAAAGTTCATCGGTTGCTTCTGGAATAACAGACGTACTACTGTCTTTTACGATTTCACAAAGAAGCTCACGGCGAGCCGCTTCGGTATTTAATCCGCCAAGTTCTTCAATAAGTTCATCAAGTTGTTCTTTAGAAATACGGGGATTATCAAAAACGGTTTTTTTAATCAGTGATCCCTTAAGTTCAGCTTCTTCAATAAATTTAATAAAATCGTGTGCCGATTCTTTAGGCGGAGTGCTTGCGAGAATCATTTTACCACGAGTAATAAGAGTCGTTGGAAGTAAAATACTTTTAATAATGTTCTCTAAGTCGTCGCAACTACCAGCTTCGTCAACAATACAAATGTGTGAGTCACCACCGCGAAGTTTTTCAGCGTGCTGGTTATCAGTTCCTGCTAGTTGAATTTCAGAACCATTTGGAAAATAATAAATATAATCTTTAGTTTTAAAATCAGGTTTTACGTCTTCTGGACAATCTTGAAGAAGGAATTTAAAAATTGGGCGAACGTTGTTATTAACCTGAAGTTTTGTTGGAGAAACAAATTTTACAATACTATTTGGAACTTTAATGCATTGCTCAAGCGCAAGAATACAAAGCAAAAATGTTTTTCCCGAACGACGCGCTAAAAGCCAGGTGTTTGTTTTAAATCCATCTTGATAAAATCGTCTGTGCATTTCTTTTTGCACAGTGTCGAGTTTCCAAGATAATTCTCCGCGCCTCCAAAGTTCCTTAATGGCGTCGGAACGAGAAATTTTATTGCTCATCCGAGCTTTCCTCGGACTGAACAAGACTCATTAAGTCTTGGCTTGGAATACTTTTAGTTTCAACTTTAATTGTTTTAGGGCTGTTTTCAAGAACATTTAAAATTTTGGAGTAAATGTCCACACGCTTCGCTTCTTCAAGAGTCAATTCGCGCTCAAAAGAGACTTGCTTTAACTTATTTAGTTCCATTCTACAAATGGATTCTTGATCGCTTGTTAAAAATTTTTCTCCCACGGATGGAGGTTGGGTGGATGTTTGGATTAAGGGTGTTTGTCCTTCTAAAAGTTTTTTTAAATGAACAATCTCTTCTTCAAGTTCTTTATTTTTTTTAGAAAGCTTAATAATAGTTTTCTGTTGTGCTTCAGAAAATACTCTTAGTTCAGCTAAATCTTTAACCTCATCTAACATTTTTTCCAAGGACATGATTAATTCCTATTCATTTGAGATTTTAGCTGTTGGCCTAATTTAATACCACCAATAAGTGCTTTTGTGTCTTCTAATTCTTTTTTAAGAATAAGAGATTCTCGTGCATCTTTTTCAATGACATTTTCAAGTTTTTCAAGTTTTAATTTAAGTTCTTTAAATTCTTCAGATTTACCGTGTTGAACAAATGCAGAAAGGGCAGCCATGATCATAAGAATCATAGCTTCCGGTATATCAAAGTAGTCTTGATTTATTAATTTTATAGAAAAAACGCAAAACAAAACCAATGGTAAAAATCTAGCTACTTTTTCCATAAATCCCTATCTATTTGTTTTTAAAGCATTTTAAGCGTAATCCGTTTTATTTTTAATTACCGTAAAAACGGCTGTCGGCATTGCTAAAAAATACTTTATAGATAAAGTTGTTAAATAAACAACTATATCTGAGGTTAAAATGTCAATAAATTACCGTATTTGTCGTATCTGCGTGGCTTATCTTGGCGATCATCCTAGTCTAAAAGATTGGTTTAAATGTCCCTCTTGTGGTTTTTCCAAAGTAAAAAAACCCGTTATTACTTTAGAAGCCTATTTAATGGGTCGAGAAAAGCAATTTCCAGAAGAATTCACCCAAGAATTACTTTTAAATGCTATCATATTTTTAGAAAAAGTAAATGCTTTATTATGGAGTTTAGGTATAAAAGAAGCTCAGGTGTCGTCGGGTTGGCGACCAGCTGCAATTAATACCAAGGTTGCTAATGCCGCAAAAAAAAGTCTTCATATGACAGGAAAGGCTGTGGACATAAAAGACGATAAATCTCAGTCCTTAGCAGCTAAAATATTAACAAATCCTGAAGTGTTAAAAACGTATGAACTTTGGTTAGAAGATCCGGCAGCCACGAAAGGTAAAAACACAAATTGGGTCCACTTGGATATGGGCGTCAGAACTGAAAGACCTCTCAGGATGTTTAAACCTTAGTTATTTGCCGGAAGAAAACATTTTTATAAAATCTGAGAATACTTCATCAGAACAACCAATATTTAATCTAAATTGATTTTTATTTCCTTTTAGCGCTTCTCCCGGAAAACAAGTGATGTTTTCTGGGCAAGCTCCTTCTGCCCATAAAAACATTCCGCTATTATTTAAAACTTTAAAAGGAAATGCTTTATTTCTTATTAATCTATTAATAATACTCCACCGAGCATCAAGAGTTTTTTTTCCATCCTCAAAAACAGTAAAATCTTTTTTTAGTTGAGATGCTATTATTTTTTCAGCTTTTATTTGGGAATCGATTGATAACCCACTGGTTGAAAGCTCGATATATTGTTCTAATGCTGTCGCTATATCCTTATCTTTTATAATAGCCCAACCTATCCTTGTGCTAGCGTGTCCAGTAGCTTTGCTCAATGAAAATACCATAATTGGATGATTATATCTTTTAATTTTGGGAGTATACTGAGGCCACATATAAGTGAGATCTAATATATTACACTTGGCGTATGTGGAAAAACTACCGTCTGGATTGTTTGGAATAGTACAAATACTCAAAGAATTTTTATCTTTTTTCCACTCAAGCCCGGCAAAAGAGGCCAATGTGGGAAATCTTGAGAAATGAGGAGGATTTGCCCACGCGGAAGTGATTTTTTTATCCAAGCTAGAATTTTTAAATTTTAGTACGGTCAAAAGTCCAAGAACAATTTGAGTTGCTCCGGCTGCTATTACTACATGTTTATCCTTAACATTAGCGTTTCCTACACTTTCGTGTAATTCAAGTATTAAAGACTTAAGTTCGGTTCTTGAACCAAATTGATATGTTTGTGGTTTTTTAACGTCGTCCGTTTTTATCGGCGTTATATCCCAATAAGGGATTAAAAAAGCAGGGGATCCCCACGACATGTCTAATTTTTTCATTTGGTTTCTCCAACTATTTTTAAACCATAAATGTAATTATCGTCATCCCCAACGGTCCACTTTTTACCATCTTCAGAGAACCATTCTTGTGTATTGACCTTATAATCGATAGTTTTAGGATCTACAGATTTAATTATAGATGCGTCTTTAAATATAATTCTATTCTGAGGATATAAAGCAAAATTACCTTCTTTAAGTTTCATAAAATGAAAAACTTTCCATTCATTCGGAGATTCAGCGATTCCCGTTAACCCAGTTTGATTAGAAAAATCTATAGAAAAAACGTATTCCGAATCTAAAATTTCTTTATTTTTTAACAAAACTTTTGCCGACATTTTTTTTAGAAAGTCTAATTGAAAAATCGAGTGATCGTAGGATAAAGAATCCCACATTTCAACATCACTAAGAACTCTTTTAGGTGCATCAACTTTATGACATAATGCGTGTAAAGGTAATCCAGTAAATAAAACTCCATTTTCTAATAAAACATAAAAAGTAACCGCAAATCCTTTAACGGTTCTTAACCCGACTACCCAGCCCGGCGTAAAACTATCTAAACCCTTTTGTTGATTATAAAGGAATTCATTTCTTACAAAAACCGGAATAGACGGAGAACTACTACTAAGATGTGCCATTTTATTTTTTACACTTGCTAGTTAGATATTCATGTACTTGAATAGCCAAAGACAACCCATCTAAATCGTTCATTTCAGGGTACATAAAATGTTTTGGGTCATCTATGTGATTTTCATTAAACATACAATGGACCATTTCATGCATCATTAATTGAGTTTTATTTAATTCGGAAAGATTATCCCAGTATTTTTTATCAAATACTAACTTAAATCCATTTGTTTTAATATCACAAAATGCAACAACCGATTCCATCGGAACCTTTCCAAATTTAACACTCGTCATAAAAGGATAATAATATTGGTCCTTTTCACAATACTGAGCAATTAAATTTAAATTTTTATTAAAATAAATCATTAAATTTGGGTTCTGGCTTTTTGAAAACATCACCGATTTAGCTGCGGTGAAAATAACAAAGGAATAAAAAAAGACGCGTATAACGTTTCTATATTTGTAAACTAAATTCTTAAATTTTTGCACGCTTCACTCTTTGCCTTTCAGCGCATTTTTTACGATGACATTCTGGACAAACGTGGCCGTTCCAATAGCCGCCCGAAACACCCATCCAACGTTTATCTTTTTTATTAAATTTACCCTTTAAAATTCGTATTTTAATTTCACCACATTCTTTACATTGTTTGGTTTGTTTTTCGTTCGTTAATTGAACTGTTTTTACATTAGCATCTGATTCCATGTTTCTATAACCTTCTCTTCTTAAAAAGACCAAATCCATTTTTTTTAGAGTGCTGTAATTCGGATTGTTCATCGGCATAGCCCTCTATTTTATTCAAAGAAACTAAAAGAGCCTTATTAAGCTTCAAATATTCCCAAAAGTTATCTAGCCTATCTGAATGTAACATTAAGCGGTAATCGCTTTTTGTTAAATAAATAAATTCTTCATCAAAACCTAAATTATTCGGATTCATTAGATTGTTCTTCTCTCCCGGCAACAAAGCCGCATTCAACACATTCAAGCGTGTTGTTTTTATTATAAGACCAATTGTGAGGCTCATTACGAAAACGGCAATCTCTCAGGCTACCCGAAAAATTTTTTTCGTCTTCATACCCAATTAAAATATTAATTATAAGCAACACTACAACAACTATTATAAGCAATTCCATAGGTTACACCTAATTATTAAAAAATCTTCTAAATTGTTAAGATTTCTACCGCGTTAACAACTATAAGTATATAGGTAATTACGCTGATAGCGCGTAACCTAAGTGAAGCGCGGGCGCAGATACTTAAGTTCATTGGCACCCTTATACCCTCCGGGTTCCCTTCCCCGAAAAAACCTTTTTTATTCCATACGTTATACCTTGACGTATACGTCCCACATACTCCATTTAATACGCTCATGATGGTGCGTTGTATCATTTTGAGTACCATTTATGCACCTTTCCCAAATCTAGGTAATTCATTGTTATCTAAATAAGATTTAGTAAGAGCGTTATTGGCATATTGTGGAACGATGTACTCACGATCCTTAAATGTATTATTTACCCACTGGTGTGCTAACCCAAGGTTACGAAATACGCCTATAACGTATTCTGAATGCCTTGAATTAATAGCAGTAACAAGCACGTTAGCTTTATGATCGTAATCGATCCGTAAACGGTATTTAGCAGCATTTATGGGTTTGTATAGACCGTACCCTTTAGCTAGGTACAAATCCCTCCAGTAACGAATTCTAACGGGTAAAGCAAAAGAATTGGATTCAGACTCAAGAAGTTCAAACGTAAGCTTGTTTCTATCTATCCCAAGTCTAACCGAACTATGCAGACCTTGAACGATTGACTTCACGTGACGAGCTACGGCTTCCACCAGGCAAGTAGAATGGAATAAGTATACCAGTCTATCGCTGTGATTTACGAATGCAGCTACGCCCGATTCTGGCAGTTTAATGAGAGTTTGAAGGTCAATCATTTCTATAATAGTTGTTAAAGTATCTATAAATAATTAACAATGTATAATAATGTTATTATCGTATAATCGCGCGTAACAAAATCAGGTAGTTACAGTATGCGTTTCTATAGTACCACATACGTCTGAAAAAGTAATGTTTCTATACCCTTTTCTACTATACCATACGATGTGTCATAGAGTACGTCTGCGAATTACGCAGTCATCCGTTGACTGTTCTAACCAGTTCTGTACCCCCGTCTAATCACCTTGATTCAACGTGCCACCCTGCTGGGTAAATGGGTAAGTTGTTTCTATAACTAGTAATTCCAAAAAGTTGCGTGTGGACTAAGCCAAGGCTATCGACGACTGCGAGAGCTACCCACCCCCTCCTCCTTCTAATGCAGCCGGTCTGCCGCAACTCCTTAATATCATTAGACTAAGGCTATCCTCTCTCCCAGTCTAGGCTATAAGCGGTAGCGGCAAGGGCTATCCTCTGAGGGTATCGGCTAAAAGGCAAGGTGATACCGGCTAGGGCTAATCTATTGGATAGGGTTATAGGCCACCCCAGCTTGACGGACTGTGTGGGGCTATGGCTACCCATCGACCTCGCATCTATATATATATCAGAGCAACCCCTCTCAATCGACTCGGTTGACCTAGCTACTTTGTTAAGTACCTGTTAAGACCGGTTAATTCCCTTAACATTCTGTCGAACTTCTGGACAGTTGTCAAGGTCTTAGACAGTTTTTCGCCACTATTCCGGTTGAGGCCCCTTGATATCATTGGGCTTTTTGGCTTAGCTGGCATGGCATGTGCGCTGCAATAACCTGTATTCGTCGGCGGCAATCAGGCAGCCGGTAAGGAGAATAACTTGAAAGCAAAAATGAATTACTTGGCAGCTCTAAGCCTAGCCCAACTGTATCGGGAAAGGGCAAGCGCTTTGCCCTCAGGCTACTATCGAATTTCTCATATTGAGCAAGCTAAGCACGCTTTATGTCGTGCAAAAATTCTGCGCATTAACGCCATTGAATTACCGGAATGGTTTTAATCTCCTGAAACGCGCTCCGGCGCGTCGTCCGTCCGGTGGCTCCGGCGGACCTGATGATGGGAAGCTATAAACGAAAGGACTTTACTATGCGCTCACGGATTATTATCTCGAAGAACGGTCAAACTCTTGTAGCTCGCGGTCAGGAATACGTCGCACCAAGTCAATCGGCAACCACGGTCCTAACGTCGCGCCAGTTTGAAAACGACAACGACAAGCGGTCCACCTATCGCGCCATGCGAAACAACGGCGACGCACTGGAACGGGCTTGGATTTACGGGAATCCTCGCGCTGTATCTAAGGCAGAATTGAAGCGTGCGGCAAGGCTGGAAAAGGCTAGAAGCCTGCCCATGATTAGCCCCGCGGAAGCTATCGCCATGCTGGAAGCCATGAAACGCGCCGATGAAGCCAAAGCCAAGCTTGCAGCACGGGAAAAAGAACGGGCGGAAGAAGCTCGCCGTGAAGAGTTGGAAGAAGCTCGGGAAGCTCGGCGCAAAGTGGCGGAGGCTAGACTGTCAACGCTGCGCGGATTGAATAAGAGCGCCTAAGAACTAGACGCTTGATTAAAACTTCTACAGGGTAGCACGGAAGCTGCCCCTGAAATGACAGGGAAAATTGGCTGGCATGACGCCTGCTATACCCTAGACTCAGGAGAACGACCATGGTTATCGTGTACTTTAAAGGGTTTAGGGTTAAATTAACCGGCAAAACGGAAACGGTTTACGGCGGGTACTTTGCGGAATTCATTTACCAAGAGGGTCCAAAAACTGGCGAAAAAGGATTAATGTCAATTGAATCGGTTAACCGTCAAACTAAAGGAGTTTAAGATGTACGACTATGATTTGATGATTGACATGGAAGAACTGGCTCTTGCATTCGATCACTGCGGGATTATTGAAATTCCCCTGACTAACGCTAGACTGCGCCGCGCTGCGCTGGAATTGGAAGAAAACGGAGTGATTGAACTAGTCGGAAAGAATCGGGAAGTAGCGGCATTCGCTAAAGTGTCCTAAACGAAAGGAGTTTATCATGGGAATTGAATACACGGGCACTTGTTCATGTTGCGGAATTAAAGTTGACAGCGAATGGCCTGCTATCTTTCTGTATAATGAGCCGTATTGTGAAAACTGCTATGATGATGCGCTTGACAGTGATAGGGCACAGGACGAGCATTTTGCCGAATATGGCTGGCCAGAGTGATTAACAAATTGACACCTGTCAAAAAGTTCGACGGATTTTGAAAACCAAGAGTGAATGAAAACAACAACTTGCGGCTGGCATACCGGCTGCAATAACTCAGGGCAAGGAGACACAACATGACGAAGATTGAAATGATTAAGAATAGCATGGCGAAAATCAAGGCAGGGCAAGCGACGGTCAATAAGGCCCAGCGTGGTATGTCAATCCACAACGACACTATCGTGATCGCGGCATTCCAAGAGCGCGGTATTGAGGCAACGCCAAGAGTTGACGTTTTCACATTCAACGCATGGCTGGCAAAGGGTAGGGTTGTGCGTAAAGGTCAAAAGGGAGTTAAGATTGTGACCTTCTTTGAAAAGCCGGATGGCACTAAGGTATCCCGTAGCGTGACGGTTTTCCATGTTAGTCAAACGGACCTTGCGGATTCCCCCGCTGAACCGGCGGAAGTGCAGGAAGCGGAAACGTTGACAGACGTTAACGCTGCGATTGCAGCGAGCTAAGTTAAACGCGACGCGCCACGGATGGCCCGCATAGTCCCGCGTTACAAAAACAAAAAATTTTAAAAAGGTAGCGTGATATGGATCAAGTAGAAAAAATTATTGCATA